AAGCGTTTCGAGGCCACAGGCCGCATGGGGATGACCGCAGCGGGCCTTAACGCTGCACGCGATGTGATCGAGTACCATCACATGCAAAGAACGGCTGTCACCTTGATCGAATACGAAAAAGCGATTAGACTTGCGTTTCAGCGGGGCCAATCCAAGGCTCCGGGAGTTGTGGAAATCTAAACCGCCATGCCCTACACCGCCAAGCAACATCGATTATTTGAGGCCGCTGCGCACAATCCCGCAGTGGCTAAGTCGTCTGGCATCCCCGTCCACACGGCGCAGAAAATGGCCTCCGAAGGCATCAAACAGCAACCCCAAAAGCTCGCAGCCGCGCTGCGCAAGAAAGGCTAACCATCATGGCATTCACAGAAGCACAACTCCAAGCCCAGCTATCCACCGATGGCCTGAACGCTCGGATCACCCAGTTCAACACCGTTGGCTCAGTCACTGATGTTTTCGTGCAAAACATGAACATGACCACCAGCAAGAAAGCCGGCTGGACTCAAGTGCCTCAGTCCAACACAGCAGCTCAAGCCGCTGCACTGATTCGTACAAACTTGACTTCAAAATAATTGCTATGGAGCCGGTTAAAAAAACTAAGCGGAAACCTACAGGCGCCGCTTTGCTTGGCGCAGGCCCTGGACGGCCCAAGGGCATGCCAAACAAGCTCACACGCGCTTTTCGTGAGACGGTTAATACCCTGCTAGAGGACAATGCTGAAAACGTCTCCTTGTGGCTTTCTGACGTTGCACGCGATGACCCGGCTAAGGCCCTGGACTTGATTGCCAAGCTCGCTGAGTACGCAGCTCCTAAGCTCGCTAGAACTGAGCATGTCGGAGAAGGTGGAGGCCCATTAGTGGTGGAGATTGTGCGCTTTGGCAAGAATCCAACTTCCTAACAATTGGACTCCGCGCCATTATCAAATGGCGGCTTGGGAATATTTGGAAAATGGCGGAAAGCATGCAGAACTTGTTTGGCATCGAAGAAGTGGCAAGGATGAGCTAGGTCTGCACCGTATGGCAGTTGCATCATTCGAGCGTGTGGCGGGCTATTGGTACATGCTTCCAAAGTACAACCAGGCACGTAAAGCCATTTGGGATGCTATTAACCCGCACACTGGTAAAAAACGTATTGATGAGGCATTCCCTCATGAGATACGAAAATCTATCAACAATCAGGAAATGAAGCTAACGCTTCTGAATGACACGGTTATACAGATTGTTGGCTCTGACAATCCCGACTCATTGGTAGGGTCTCCGCCTGCTGGCATTGTTTACTCTGAGTGGGCACTATCAAATCCTGATGTTCGTGCTTATCTTCGCCCTATCATCATGGAGAATAGTGGATGGCAGATATTTAACACCACGCCTCGTGGCCGTAATCACGCATTACGCACATTAGAAGCTGCTAAAAAAGACCCAAAAGCATTCGCACAAGTTCTAAGTGTCCGTGACACTAAAGTGTTCTCTGAGGATCAGATTGCAAATGAGCTTAAAAACTACATCAATGACTTTGGAGAGGACTATGGGACGGCCAAGTTTGAACAAGAGTACATGTGCAGCTTTGATGCTGCAAATCTTGGTGCAATTCTTGCACGATCTATCTCAGTCGCAGAAAAAGAAGGGCGTGTAACCAATGAATGCAAGTTTGACCCAGATGGAGCTGACATAGAGATAAGTGCTGACTTGGGGCGCAGGGATACTGCAACATGGTGGTTCTGGCAACCCGTTCCGGGAGGTTACAACTTGATTGACTCAGACAGCGGATGGGGTATTGATGCAGAGGAATGGTGCGACAAGCTTAACAAGCGTTTAAGCAAGTATCGAAGGTCTAACGGAAAGCAGGCACTAGGCCGATTTTGGCTTCCACATGATGCCAAAGCAAAGAGCTTTGCAGCGAAAAGAAGCGCAGAAGAGACATTCGCGCTGGCGTTCACTTGGGAAAAAATACGCATCATATCTCGCACTAGCATTGCAGATCGAGTGAATGCAGCCCGCATACTGATGCCAAAAATCAGTTTTAACGCTGATAATTGTGCTCAAGGATTGGACGGTTTACGTGCATGGTCATATGAATACAACGATGAAACAAAGAGTTTTGCTAGTGAGCCAGTGCATGATTGGGCATCTCACTACGGAGATGGATTCTCCTATGGATGCCAAGTAATGCAAGAGATTGCGCCTCCAAAAGCACCAGAAACACCTAAATTCTCCCAACAAAAGACAATTTCGGAGATAATTCGGGACAATGCAAGGCGCAAGCGCGATGAGTAGAGTACAGGCTTTGCAACCACTTACAAGGCAGCATGATGGATTATGAATCTGGCGCATTAGAGAAGGCCGAGGACACTGGCCCAGGCAAGGCCGGAGAGGTTCGCCGCTGGCTGCTTGAGTTGAAGCTGGCAGACAAGCGTGAATCTGAATGGCGTGCCAAGGCTCAAAAGGTGCTCAAGCGATACCGTCAAAAGGAAGTCAAGAAGCACAGCTTCAACATCCTATGGTCTAACACTGAGACCATGCGCCCAGCCATCTATAACAGCATGCCCAAGCCCGATGTGCGTCGGCGCTTTAAGGATGAGGACCCGGTAGGCAAAGCATGCTCTGAGGTGCTTTCTCGCGCTCTTGAGTACGGCATGGACACCACTGACTTTGATACCCAGGTGCGTAGCTGTGTTGTGGACATGCTGCTGCCTGGCCGTGGCCTAGCCCGTGTGCGCTATCTCCCGAGCTTCAATGCAGCCCAAGAGGCCACTGACACTGAGCAGGGCGAAGAGTTTGACGGAGACTTTGAGGAGCTGGCATGGGAGCAGGCTCCCATTGAGCACGTCCAGTGGGATGACTTTCGCATGTCTGCCGGGGATAGCTGGGACGCTGTCACTTGGGAGGCTTTCAGGCACCGACTGACCCGTGATGAGCTAGAAGAGCAGTTTGGCGAAGTTGGCAAGCTGGTGCCACTGGACAAGACAGATGATCCAGACGTTGAAGGCGAAAAAGACGTTGATGTGTCTGAGTCTTTCAAGACCGCCGAGGTGTGGGAGATATGGGACAAAGAGGAGCGTGAAGTAATCTTCATTGCACCGTCTTACAAAGACGAGCCATTGAAGAAGGTACCAGACCCGCTTAACCTGACAAACTTCTACCCTAATCCTCGCCCGCTGTACGCTTGTGAGGATAGCGGGACGATGATCCCGACCCCCCTGTTTGAGTACTATCGCGAGCAGGCCGACGAGCTAGACACTGTTACACGGCGGATCAACATCCTGATCAAGGGCTTGAAGATGCGAGGCATCTACGACTCTACGATCTCTGAGTTGTCCGAGCTGATGCGGGGTGAGGATAATGACCTTATCCCAGCATCCAACGTGACTGCGCTGCTTGAGCGTGGCGGGCTTGAAAAGGCCATTTGGTTCATGCCCATCGAGCAGTCTGCCAAGGTATTGCAGATTTTGCAGCTACAGCGTGAGTCGTCCAAGCAGGTTATCTATGAGATCACCGGCATTAGCGATATTCTTCGCGGGTCTACCAACCCCAATGAGACGCTCGGTGCTCAGCAGATCAAATCCCAATGGGGAAGTGCACGGTTGAAGCGCTTGCAGACTGACTGCGCCATCTTCATCCGTGACCTAATCCGCTTGCAGTCCGAGGTCATTGCAGAGCGATTCCAGCCTGAGACGCTTGCCACCATGACGGGGATGAAGTTCCCCACTGGAGAGGAAAAGCAGCAGGCCATGATGCAGTACCAACAGCAGGCAATGATGGCACAGCAACAGGGCCAACAGCCTCCGCCTCCGCCTGATATGCCGCCCTCATGGGATGAGATATTGCAGGTGCTGCGAGATGACAAGCTGCGCACCTTCAAGGTTGACGTTGAGACAGACTCCACTATTGCATCTTCTGTTGAGTCCGACATGTCTGGCCTGAAAGATGTGCTGATGTCTTTGGGCCAGATCCTGACCAGCTTTGGCCCTGCGGTACAGATGGGTGCTATGCCTGTCGATGCGCTCAAGGAAATAATGATGACCGTGGCTCGCCGGTCTAAGATGGGCAATGCCGTGGAAGATGCGTTTGACAAGATCAAGCAGCCTCCGCCTCCTCCTCAGCCCGCTCAACCCCAGGACAATAGCTTGCAGGTCAAGCAAATGGAGATCCAGCACAGCCAGCAGATTGAGGCCGGTAAGTCTCAGATCGAGCAGATGAAGCTGCAACAGACCCAGCAAATTGAGCAGTTCAAGGGTGAGCAGGCAACGCAGTTGGAGCAGGTCAAGCAGCAATTTGCCTATCAGATCGAGCAGTTCAAGCAGCAAGCAGAGACTGAGCGGGCACGCATGAAGGCTGAGATTGATGCTCAGACCAAGCTACAGATTGCAGGCATGAACGCTCAAGCGGCTGAAAAGCCCGCTGTAAATATTGATACCAATGCTATCGGCGAGCAGGTAAAATCGCACACTGAGCAGTCAAATGCTAACATCATGCAGGCAATGCAGCACTTCGGCAAGATTGCCGAGACTATGCACGGCATGATGGCTGAGATGGGTAAGCCAAAGAAACGCATTTTGCAACGTGACCCGATCAGCGGTAAGGCGACGGGGATGATTGAGGTATCTGAATAATGGCTGACTTACAGAGCGCACTAGGTGAGGTTCGGATGATGCTTGAAATCACCCGCAAAGATACAGGCAAGGTCGAGACCGTCGAGGTTGTCGGCTTTTTGGATGATGAACAACTGAAGGAACTGACAGATGGCAGTGACACACACGACAGCGGCGCGTAACGCAGCAACGGACGCAGTGACTGCGCTTATCGGTGCATCCGGTAAGCTGGCATTCCGCACCACTGGCACTGTCAGTGCCCCAGGCACTGTAGTCGCTACTCTGAGCCTGAGTGCTACAGCATTCGGCGCTTCTGCTACTGGCACTGCGACTGCTAACGCGATCACCAGCGACACCAATGCAGCGGGCGGTACGGTTGCTACGGCAACACTGCAAACCTCTGGCGGCACGGTGGTGATTCACTGCGCTGTGGCCGCTTCTGCTAGCGATATCAACATGACCAATGGCCTAGTTGTGACTGCCGGCGACACAGTTTCTTGCAGTTCGCTTACATACACTGCACTGAGCGCATAACGTGGCAACTGGTCAAGGCACTGTGACATTCAATTTCGGCTCTGCGCCGGGTACTAATGTTGTCACGACTGCGGTGAGTGATGCGACCATTAGCGGCACATCCAAGGTTGAGATATACCTGATGGGTGCAGACACAACGGCAACGCATAACGCCATTGAGCATCAGATGTTGCCTCTTGGCGGGCTGTCACTGCAACCCATATCGGTGAGTGCAGGTGTTGGATTCACGGCCCAGGCCATGAGTAATTTACGTTTAACGGGTACGTTCCAGGCGCGTTACGTCTGGGCAGATTAAGGGGTAAAACATGGCAGGTTTTCGTATTGAAGGCAACACCTCCGGCAACGTGGCCGAAGTCAACGCGGCCAATCAGCTAAGGGTCACAGCCGAGCTAGACGCATACACTAACCCGCTGAACGTGGGCAACTTGCGTATTCAGACTGAGCTGGACGCGGGCAAGATCACTGGTGTGCCTCTGCTGGTCAGCCCTGAACTGGACGGCGACTACCGTACACGTATCGCTCAGGATACACTGGTGGATGAAGAGAACTTCAACTACACCGCGCAGAACACCGGCAAGCACCAGTCTGTCAGCACCACGATGGCTGCGACTTGGACTGCGGGCCAGTTCACTACCAACAGCGGATCGATCACCACGACCACTACCGGCTATGCGCTGCAGACGTATGCCAACTTTCCTAACAGCGGTGTGCAAACTCTGTCTGGTGACTTTGAGGTTTCGTTCAGCCAGCAGCCAACGGCTAACAACTTTGTCGAGTTCGGTTTCACGACCAACATCGTGTCTGCTACTGTTGCACCGCCTGATGGCATCTTTGTGCGGGCCAGTGCATCGGGCTTTCAGGGCGTTGTGTCCTTCAACGGAACGGAAACCTCTACCGGCGTATGGACTAGCTTCAACAACACCGGCACGTTTACCTACACCAACAACAAGCGCTATCAGTTCATCGTCTACACCAACGCGATCAGCGCTAACTTCTGGGTAAGCGACGGTACAAATACATGGCTGATGGGTTCGCTGGCACTGCCGGTTGGCACTGGCCGGGTGAACATGGGGTCTGGCCTCAAGGCATTCTTCATGCAGCGTATCACTGGCGGTGCTGCTGGTGCTGCTGTGCAGGCCGCTCTCAATGCGTACTCTGTGCGGGTCGGCGGTGCGAACTACTCCAGCACATTGGCTCAGACGGGCAACCGTCTGTTCGGCTCCTACCAAGGCTTGTCTGGCGGAACGATGGGTGGCTTGGCTACCTACGTCAACAGCACCAACCCAACGGCTGCGGCGCCTTCTAACACTGCGCTGACAGCTAACTTGCCGGGCGGTCTGGGCGGTCAGGGTGTTGTCACTGCTGCGGCGGCTGCTGTAACTGACGGTATCTGGTCTGAATATGGTGTGCCACTACCCACTGCCAACGTCCAAGGCCGTCGCCTGGTGATTACTGGCATTCTGGTGGATGCAGTGAATACCGGCGCAGCTGTGGCAACTACATCCACGACTCTGCAATTCGCATTGGCCTTCGGTCATACAGCTGTCTCGCTGGCAACGGTTGAAGCCACCAATGCCAAGGCACCGCGCCGTATCGCTCTGGGCTTCATGAACTGGCCTATCGGCGCTGCCATAGGTCAAGGCCCAGACAAAGGCCCGATCAAGATCGACTTGGCTAGCGCACCGATCTACGTCAATCCGGGTGAGCGTGTGGCTCTGGTAGCCAAGTTCATCGCAGGTACAGCCACTGCATCGCAGACCATCACGTTTACCTACACGCCGGTTTACGGCTGGGAGTAACCCCTAAATGTCACTGCTGCTTGCGCTAACCGGCGCTAGTGGGCCAGTAACGCACGGCACCTCTGGCGCTCTTACGGGCCAGATAGGTGCTGTTGCGGGCACTGCGGCACACATTGCACTGCATGGCACCTCCGGGGCCTTGACGGGGCAAGGCAGTGCCATTGCTGGTGCGGCAAATAGATTCAGGGCATTTAGCACAACAGGCGCACTGACGGGGCAGGGATCTGTCATTGTTGGCGCTGCGTCTCGATCGACTAGCTCAGTAACGCATGATGCACCTGGTGTATTGGTCGGCCAGCTAGGCTCGATTGCAGGCTCTGCAAGCAGGTTCCGTGCATTCTCTGCGGTGGGTGTGCTGGTAGGCCCAGGATCAGCCCTGGCAGGCTCTGCCACTAGGTTTAGGGCATTCGATACCTCAGGAGCGCTAACGGGCCAAGGTTCGCTTATCGTGGGCTCAGCGGCTCGCGTTGGTGCACCTATAACCCATGATGCGCCCGGTGCGCTTGTAGGCCAGATTGGGGCTATCGTTGGTGCTGCATCCCGCACTGGCGTGGCTGTCAGTCATGACACTACCGGCGCACTAGCTGGACAATTGTCCACCATCACAGGCATTGCTCAGAATGGCGTATCCAAAGCGCCAACGAAGGTTGGTGGTGATGATGCCTTCCACCCGAATAAGCATACCGGCTGGAATAAGAACGCATGGAAGCAGCGTAAGACCCGCGAAGATGCCATTGAATCCACCATCGAGGCGACTTACTTAGAATTGATGGGGATTGCCCCTGCACCCGCTGTAGTGGCAGAGATCAAACGTGAAGCAGTGGCTGAGATCAAGACCATTGACTATACGGAGGAACGTAAATTCATTGATTGGCTGTCCGCTGAGATTGAGCAGATCAAGATTCAGCAGCAAATTGATGATGAAGACGACGAAGAAACAATGATGCTTCTAATGGGATAAATATGAACTACCAAGAACTGCAAGTACACCTAGGATTTACAGACACTGATAAGTCAGTCTGGTGCGAGACAAACGCACCGTACTATGAAGACATTGAGCAGGGGTGGCGCGATAAGCTCATGATGCATGCATTCCCCAAGCGTACAGCATCGGTTTACGTCATGCCCGCTTATCAGTCGCCCATCACTGGCAAATGGATTGACACGCCAAGCCAACGGCGTGATGACATGGCTCGTAGTGGGTCACGGCCTTGGGAAGGGCTGGATTCTGAGCGCAAAGTGTCCGACAGTAGAGCTAAGTATGAGGCAAAGGCTGCGGATGATGCACTAGAAAATGCAGTAGTTAGCGCATATCATTCGCTCGGTGATGAAAAAAAGGCTATTTTAGATAGCGCATTGTGATATAAACCGCCATAGGTATTAACCCTAATTGGAGTGAAAATGGATGAAGATGTGAGCCTCTCAACAGAGGAGATCGTTGAACCGACAGAAGTTTCGATGGATGACACTATCCGTCAGACCCTGGAAGACATTGAGTCCCGTAGTGACTCGCGTGACGATAAAGGCCGCTTCGCAGCCAAAGAAACTCCACCCGTAGACAATACCCCCAAGCCTACCGATCCAGAGGCTACAGAAACCCCCGCTGAGCCTGCACTGGCAGAGTCTGAGTCAGTTGTAGTTCCGACTGAGTTGCAGCGCCTGGGGCTTCGCAAAGAGGCTGCAGCAGCTATTGCAAAAGACCCGGTGGTTATGCAAGAGTTCTTGCGCCGGTCTGATGAAATGCACCGTGGGCTTGAGCAGTACCGTGAGAAGGCGCAGTTTGGCGACACCATCCGCAATGCCATCTCTCCCTTCATGCGCACCATTGAGGCCGCTGGCGTTACGCCTGATGTGGCAGTGCAAGCACTATTCAATGCTGATGCCATGCTGCGCTCGGGAAGCCAGCAGCAAAAGGTTCAGATGCTGCACAAGCTTGCATCGGACTACGGAATTGACATCCAGCAGGCCGCTATTACGCCTGCTGAGCAGTTTGATCCCAATACATACGCGCTACAGCAAAAGCTTACCCAAATGGAGAGCTGGATAGCGCAACAGAATCAGGCACGTGAGCAGCAAGAGAGCGTAACGCTTAACAGCGAGATAGAGCGATTCTCGAAAGACCCTGCAAACGTGCATTTTGCGGCAGTGAGGGAAGACATGGCTGGCCTCTTACAGGCTGGCATTGCTACCGATCTCCGTGATGCCTATGAGCGGGCAATTTACGCTAACCCCACTGTCAGAAACCAGGTTCTTGCCGAACAGCAAGCAAAGGTAGACGCAGACCGGAAAGCGCAAGCCACTCAGAAAGCACAAGCTGCCAAGCAAGCAGCAGCAGTGAACATATCCCGCAAGGGTACGCTTCCTGCCGCAAAGCAAGTAGGCAACATTGACGACACCATCCGAGACAAAGCCCGCGAGCTAGGTCTCATCTAACCTTATTTGGAGTAAATTATGGCCTCTCCCGGTCAAAGCACCCTGTTTAATACCTTCACCGAACTGGTGAGCACCACTTATCGCAACCACAAAAAAGATGTGGCCGATAACGTTTCCAACCACAATGCGCTGTATCGCCGTATCACTGATAAGGGCCGCATCCGCCTTGAAGATGGTGGCCTGTCCATCGTCACCCCGCTCGATTACGCTGCCAACAGCACGTATCAGCGCTACAGTGGCTTCGATACGCTGAACGTTTCTGCTGTGGATGTTATCTCCGCTGCTGAATTCGCATGGCGCCAAGTGGCCGTCAACGTGGCCGCTTCCGGCCTGGAAATACGTACCAATAGCGGCTCTAACCGCATCATCAACTTTGTGAAAACAAAGCTGAAGAATGCTCAGCGCTCTATGGCTAACGGCTTGTCTGGCGACCTGTACTCTGACGGCACCGCATCTAACCAGATGAACGGTATTCAGGCTCTGGTGTCTGACCTGGGCACCGGCACTGTTGGTGGTATCAACTCCAGCGCATTCACCTTCTGGCAAAACCAGGTGCTGTCTGCCGCTGCTGTGAGCGTTACCCCATCCGCTGCCACTATCGAAGCTGGCATGATGCTGCCCCTGTGGCTGCAGTGCACTCGCGGCAACGATACGCCTGACCTGATCGTCATGGACTCCAACTACTTCACGTTCTTTGAAGCTAGCCAGTCCAGCTTGAAGCGCTATGCTCCTAGCGATGAAGGCAAGGGCGGCATGATCAGCCTGAAATACAAGACCGCTGACGTGGTTTTTGACTCCAGCGCCTCCGGGATCCCGGCTAACCACATGTACTTCCTGAACTCCGACTTCTTGGAGTTGGTGGTGCACCAGGATGCCAACATGGAAATCATGCCTGAGCTGCGCTCGGTGAACCAAGACGCACTGGTTATCCCCGTGCTGTTCCAAGGTAACTTGGTCTGCTCGAACCGCGCTCGTCAGGGCGTTGGCAAGGCTTAATGTCCAGTAGGGTGTGAGCCTAACTCACACCCTTTCAACTCACAAAGGAATAAAATGTTCGCTGCAATCTCTCCCACTCTGGGCACTCAGCCCTTTAATGACTGGTTCACTCCTGATACCGTTCAGCGTCACCCGCTGGGTATGACCGTCACCGCCGTAGACCCGTACTGGGGCACGGGCAAGTTCGTGTACGTGAAGTCCGCTGACGCGATCCTGAAAGGTTCGCTGGTCACTTGGTCTGAACTGTACGCGGGCGTGCTGCTGCCCTCCACCGCTGGTCAGGGCTTCCAGTTTGGCGTTGCCATGGCTTCGATCCCCTCGGGTTCGTTTGGCTGGCTCCAGACCGAAGGCCTGGCTGTGTACAAGACCAATGCCACCGTTACTGCTGATACCGCTGTGGCTGTGGCTGCTGCCGGCATCGCAGGTACTTTGGCCGCTGGTAAGCAGTTGCTGAACACCCGCAACCGCATTGCCGCTACCGGTACCAAGACTGTGACTGCTGCGACCATCACTGGTTCTAGCACCGTGGTTTGCCAAGGCGGCTATGACGGCCTGTTCTTGGGCATGGCTCTGACTGGTACTGGTGTGCCCGCTGCTACGGTGGTGGCCGCTCTGTCGCCTGATGGCCGCTCGGTGTCGATGGGCTCTGCCATCGGTACCATCGATAAGGTTGCAACCGCATCCGGTTCGATCACTCTGACCGGTACTTACACCGGTTATGGTGCTGCTATCATCAACAACCCGTTTGCACAGGGTCAGGTGGTGTAATCTTGGAAGGGGCTTCGGCCCCTTTCATTACAGAGGGCATTAATCAGTGCCTTCTGCAATGAAATCCTAAACAGGAAAAGGAAACATGGAACTACATCAAGCACGACCCCCCTTTGTTGAATTCAAGCGTGTTGCAGTACACGACAAACTGCGCTCCGAAGAACTCGGACGGCGCGTTACCAAAGACTTGGACATGGCATTCATCATGCAACCAGGCTCTAAAGATCAGGTAGAGCGCATTGCAACGGATTGGCTGGACATGATCCGGTCTAAGCTGGTCAACGGTGCTGCTGACGCATACCCGCAAGAATGGGTCGATGGATTCAGAAAGAAGTTTGATGCATGGAAGTCCGGCCAAGACGCTCCTTTGAATGGCACATCCGTGAAGGAATGGCCTGTTCTGTCGCCCGCTCAGGCTGATAACTTTATCTCCATGCATGTCCTGACCATTGAGGATGTTGCAGCCATGACGGAGGAGGCAATGCGATCCTATGGCATGGGCGGACGTGAACTCAAGCAGAAGGCACAAGAGTGGTGCAAGGGCAAGGACTCTGCGACCATTGAGAATGAAGTTCTGAAAAAGCAGCTTGAAGCGCTCACTGAACGACTGGCGCAATTGGAGCAAATGTCCGATAATACGGGCGAGCCTCTACAGGCAAAACGTGGGCGCAAGCCTAAACAAGTGGTCGAAGAGGCCGAGAATACTGTGGAGTAACTTAAATGGCGACTTGCCTTTCTATCGTTCAAGCAATTACTGGAAGGCTATCGCTTACAGTACCAACGCAAGCCATTGGTAATACTGATACACAGATCACCAATATCTTGGCGCTTTGCAACGAAGAAGGGCAAGAGCTTGCTGCTCGGCATGAGTGGACTGGCCTGCAAACTGAGGCCACGTTTACTACCATTGCTGCCGAAAACCAAGGAGCTATGGAAACCATAGCTCCAGGCCTTGGCTACATCATCAATGACACTATCTGGAACCGCACCCTGCGGCGTCCAGTATATGGCCCAAAAACGGCTCAGGGATGGCAGCAAAACAAAGCATTCTCCATCAATGGCCCTTGGTCTAACTTCCGGGTAAAGGGTGGTAACCTTTACATGTACCCCATCCCCGCTGCGGGGCAAACGTGCGTATTCGAGTACACAACTCGCAACTGGTGTACCGACTCCACTGGCGCGACAGGCCGTGAAGAATGGGGCGCTGATACTGATATTCCAAGGCTTGAATGGAATCTGCTTGTGCTTGGAACAATCTGGCGCTGGAAAAAGCTCAAGGGCTTTGAGTATGCCGAAGACTTCAACACCTATGAACGCCGATGCCAAGACGCTATGGGCAAGGATGGGTCTAAGGATTGGCTGAGCACAAGCAATACCAAATACGACATCATGCCCGGTATAGTTGTCCCGGCTGGTAGCTGGAACCTCTAATGCGCCAAGCAGCTCGTACCAAAGGTAGCCGCACTGCGGTATCTATGTCTGTATCGCTTCCCGCGCCTGTGGGTGGCTGGAACGCACGCGACTCGCTCACAGCCATGAAGCCCGAAGACGCAGCAGTCATGGAGAACTGGTTTCCTCTTACTACAGAGTGCCAGCTTCGCAAGGGCTACAGCAAATATGCTACAGGCCTGCCAGGCCAAGTAGAGACGCTGATGGCCTATTCAGCAGGCCTCACAAGCAAGTTCTTTGCCATATCTGGCGGTAACTTCTATGACGTGAGTAGCCCAGGCGCAGTCGGTGCGGCTGTAGCTACAGGTAAAACCAACTCGCGCTGGCAATACACCAACATGGCTACGGCCGGTGGAAACTTCCTATACGCTGCAAATGGCGTGGATAAGCCCATGCTGTATAGCGGCACGACATGGACTCAAATTGATGGCGCATCTACGCCTTCAATCACTGGCGTTACGACCACTACGCTGACAAGCCCTATCGTGTTCAAAAACCGGGTATGGTTTGTCGGAAAAAATAGCCTGAAAACATGGTATCTGCCGGTATCTTCGGTGGGCGGCGCAGCCAATCCAATCGATGTTTCTGCCGTAGCACAGCATGGCGGGTATATCGTTGCACATGCGACGTGGACAATTGACGCCGGCACGGGTGTTGATGATTACTATGTAATAGTCACCTCAGAGGGTGAGGTAATTGTTTACCAAGGTACTGACCCTAGCAGCGCATCAACATGGGCCTTGAAGGGCGTATGGGCACTTGGCTCGCCGGTTGGTGAACGGTGCTTCTACAAGTTCGCTGGTGACTTGCTGTACATATCGCAAGATGGCCTTGTGCCTATGGCTGGTGCTTTGCAGTCCTCTCGCGTGAATCCTCGGGTGGCTATAACTGACAAAATACAGTTTGCCATCTCTAGCTCTGTATCTTCATATTCATCTAACTTCGGCTGGTCTTTGCTGTATTACGCACCAGAGAACATGCTGATATTGAATATTCCAACGATAGAGGGTGTTACTCAAGAGCAGTACGCCATGAACACCATTAGCACCTCATGGGGCAGGTTCACCGGGTGGAATGCCAATTGCTGGGAGCTTTTCAACGATCAGCCATACTTCGGTGGCAATGGCTATGTCGGAAAAGCATGGGATACGAATGCTGATGACGGTGCAAATATTAATGGCGTGTGTATCCAAGCATTCTCCACCTATGGGGCACCAGGGAAT